CACATATTGTTGTTTACGGAAAGTGCGCTGCATATTTACGCGAACCTCCCGAGCTTGTCGCATGGTTAGGGGCGGGTAAAGTTGTATTACCTCAACCCCATGTTCATCCACACGCGCCACATTGTAGCACTCACGCATCCTTTTTACCTCCCTTGTTGCTCATTGTAGTTCCTTTCAGAATTTTGGTTGATACAGGATGCCATCAGCCACCATGCAGCTAAGGGCGTGCTCTTGTGATCGCAGATACATTATACTTTCGTGATCCCCTGCGTTCCACTCCAAATCATCAAGTTCGTGCCTGACTGACTTAAGTATTTCTTCCGTTAGTTCTAGATATCTTGAGACCGAGTCGCTCATTATTCCACCACCTTATATTCCACACGGTACAGGACCACATCAAAGCCACGCTTTTCCCAACGGTCTTTTGCATCTAGGGCAAGTGTCGGGCAGTTCGTTTCTATCATGTCCACGTGATCCCCCCATTCATCCAGGGTAATTAGTAACCGATATTCTTTTAGGTTTAAGTCTTTCATGTCTTGGCCCTCCTTAGAACCAGTGTGTTACATCATCAAGGGGACCATCCCCTGCGCTTTCTCTTATGCTGATAAGCGTCAAGAGTTCTTCCAGTCTTTCTTTCAGCTTGTCTTTGTTGTTAGATGGGACCATGTCCCGTATCAACGCTATTTCAGCCATCACGTCACTTGTTTCGTAAAGCGCATGCTTATGTATCAGGTGGGTTTGCGTCTGGTTCGTCATAGTAGTTACTCCCGAAGATGTAGTTTGCCATGCCTATCACTAGCACAAAGGGCCATATTGTGACAATGGCAAAGATTGCCAATAGTGTTTCGATCGATTTTGTTATCATCCGCTATACACCACGTATTTAGATTGCCATGCTGATACGATAGAACCATCAGGAAGGTGTGCTATACATTTTGACACACCTCTACCAAAGATCTCGTAGTATGGGTCGCTATGACCCTTTATGTTTGCCTGGTGTTCATCCGCTTCGGATTTACTCAGGAACACCTTGTCCTCTGTTTTACTCGTCATCTTATCCTACCTTTCAATCGCAAATCAAAGTGTCACCATAGATTTCATCTTCACCATACACCAAAGCATAACCAAAGATCTGGGCTTCATCGTAGACCTCAACATTGCCAAAGACATCTGCATTATCATAGACCTTAGCATTACTATAGATCTCAGCATTACCATAGATCCTAGCATTATCATAGATCCTAGCATTACCATAGACCTTAGCATCACCAGAGATCTGTGCATTACCATAGACCTTAGCATTACCCAAGACCTTAGCGTTATCAGAGATATATGCATCACCATAGACCTTAGCATTACCCAAGACCTTAGCAGACCCTTGGACCCGAGCCCTACCATAGACCTTAGCGTCTGGGTCCACGTAAGCTGAAATGGCTACCCAAGTGCTGTCTGCTACCCAACCACCACCGTTAGGATGTCTATGCGCTGGGACTGGACCCTTGCCGTCCCTAAAATCATATGTCGTCATAGTAGTCATCCTACTTGCTCCCCATACATATCTTGTTACTTGTCTTCATGATGTAGTGATACCCATTGTCAGTGAGTGCATCACACACCGCCCACACTGCGCCGTCGCTTAGATTACGAAACTTGTGGGTCGCGTCTTTTCCGTTAATGATGATTTGCATTGTCTTACCTTTCATTCGCTTGTCATTAGATACACAACCACAACACCGATGGTTATAGTTATAAACATTGCTGTCAGAAACTCTAGCATCGTTGTTACTCCTCTTGCCCTAGTAACTCATAAAGCGCGTCCATTGATTTGCAGTACAGTGTCGCGTAGGCTACCCTACAAGCTATTGATCCAAAGGTGTCACCTTCATGAGCAAGGCCACCACATTCATCTAACCAGTATTCGCCTGGTGACGTGTCCTGTTCTGCACAGAAGGCGATTCCCTCGCCGTAGTAGATCGAAACCCGATGTCCGTCACAGGTCTGCTCAATATACTCCAAGCAAGCATCTTCATCTGTGCCACACTCGTTGATTGCCTCTTGGGCGATTTGTTTTGCTTCTTTGTAAAGGTTAATCATTGTATTTACTCCATTGCTTGTTGCATATGACATTGTTTTCTCCAGTGTTGTGTTGTTACCATATAGAAAGGCACTGCTATGAATGCCCTCGTATATAGTGTAAGTCCCGTTACTGCGGGTCGACCTCTGCGTCACGACTATGATGTCTGCTTATGGCGGGGAGGTTGGTTTATGACTCTTCCAGTTTCCCGTCTGGCGTAAACAATAGATAGCAACTACCAACACACATTGCAAGATAAAAATGAAAGAAACTACAAATTATTTTATAAGCCATTGAAAACAAAAGATAACAAGTTGATTGCCGATGTTGCGTGCCTATATTGTGTACCTGTACCAGTGGTCTGAACCGTAGTACTGTACGTGCGTATATATATAATGTGTAGTAACTTATGATCTGAACCAGATGGGTCTAGTATAATGTGGAGTAGTATCAATACGTTAGTACAACGTTAGTAGTAGTGAGTGTAATGCCAATTCGAAGTATCACCAATGAGTGCACCAAAGTATGAACGAGAGTATGTGATCACAAGTAAACTAAACACTAGGGGGGGGGATACAAATGTGATCACACTCGAGGGGGGACCAAGGGGGGTTAGGGGGGTACTCCTGTATTGTACATTGCAACTCGAAAATATCTACCAAAAGTTTGACAAAAGTAATACCTTCAGATAAACGAATATGTACTACGGGTGTTACGTAAACCCAGTTAAGGTACTACACATGATACATACGAGGGACATACAGGATCATACATAACCACTAAAGTGGATCAGATCGTTTCGTATTCTTAGCATTTTGTTGTGTAGCTTACCACCTCCGAGGAGCGTAGCGACGATGGTTAAGTGTCTAAGCAACTAAAAACCTTTCCTTCTAAATCAACTACTTAGTAAGAAACTACGAAAAAAGTTCTGTTCTACACACGCGGTTTTCTCTATTTCTTGTTATCTAAAGGGTATAGAGATACTTAAGTTTTTCCTATAGTCTTTCTTCTCCTAGGAGGAGACAAAACAATAGTATCAAAACTCACTCCGATAGGTGGAGTGAAAAACTATAGTTTTATAACCAGAGTATTATACTTTGTAGCACTGCCCAGGAGGGGCAACCCAAATGGCTTTATATGATTTCTCGTACACCAAGACCTCTAGTGGAGTAGTTAGGACGAAGTCCCTCTTCTACGAGACGTCTTATGACAACCCCGAATTTGCTATCTTCACTCTTAAGGAGCATGATAGCGAGACCTCCGACGGACGACCGCTCATGAGTCTAGCCAAGACATTTATCGCGATGACCGTAGACGACCCAACGGAGGTCGAATTTTCTGATGCAGTTTTTGGTAGCTGGGAAGTGTGGGATAAGATCCGCAACAGTGACAAACGCATCGTAGCAGCAGTTGAGAAGTGGCGCAAGGAGGCGGACATACGCCGTAAGGCAATCGCCTTTAAGACCATCGTCCAGGAGGTTAAGTCCCAGGGACGTGGGGCCCTCTCGGCAGCTAAATACTTACTTGAAGAACCCTGGCTAAAGGGCAACACACCAGATGGCCGTAAGAGCAAAGCAGAGGCCCGTGAGAACGCCAAAGACGCCTTCGAGCGTACTGGGGTAGCTGAAGACCTTAAACGCCTACGAGAGGAGGGATTAATACAGTGAGTAAGCAGCCTACAATCTCTACGATCGCTAGTGGCTTCTACAGCACCTCGGCCCTTAACGTAAACTTTGAAAACCTACGCGACCAGTTCGACAACACCCTGTCTCTGGATGGCAGCACTCCTAACGCTATGTTGGCTGACCTAGACCTGAATAGCAACGACCTCATGAATGCTGGTGCTATCTACTCAGACCGCCTCTTCCTAAATGGCTTACGTGTTACCTCGGTAGAGTCTAACATAACTTGGGCTGGTGAGTGGGCAACAGCAACAGATTATGTAGTAGACCAGCTAGTTCGCGACGATGGTACAGTCTACATCTGTTTGGTAGATCACACATCAGGGACCTTCGCCACAGACCTGTCTAACTCCTACTGGGAAGTATTTGCCCAGAAGGGTAGCGCAGGTGCAGGTACCGGGGACCTCCTCTCTGCAAACAACCTGTCAGACCTCTCTGATTCAGATGCAGCCCTATCAAACCTTGGTGGTGGCTCAGTAGGCATTTCGATCTTTAAGGACACTACGGCTGCGGATGTACGTACAGAGATTAGCGCACAGCAGTCAAACGGGCTCTTAGATGACATATCTGGCCTCTCCCTATCCCAGGGCGACATTCTGTATTACGACGGTTCTGACATCACCAACCTAGGCAAGGGGACAGCTAACCAAGTCCTAGCCATGAACTCAGGGGCTGTAGCGCCAGAGTGGCAAAGCCAAGCTATAGGTATAGGACAAACTTGGCAGAACACTGGGAAGGTCAAAGACACCACTTACCAGAACACTACGGGCAGACCTATCATGGTTTTCATCGACGATGACGGTGGTACTGCTTACTTCCAGATATCAACAAACGGCACGTCGTGGGATACCCTGTACACCTGGGCTGGAGGAACGGGGTCATATGAGAGAAACTCACTTAGTATTGTGATCCCTGACCAACTGTACTACCGTGTAAGCGGAGGTAACGGTGTAGGTCGTTGGTGGGAATTGAGGTAGTACCATGGCAACAATAGATGAGATCAGGGTACGGGCGGAGGAGGACTTAGAGTTCTTCATCCAGCTTATTGCCCCACAGCAGGTCCTAGGCAACTGCCACCGTGAGGTTTGCCAGTGGTGGACACGTGAGGACGCCAAGAAGTTTCAACTCCTATTGTTCCCGCGAGACCACGGCAAGTCCAGACTGGTTGCCTACAGGGTAGCCTGGGCCTTAACAAAAGACCCTACCCTCCGCGTGTTGTACATCTCAGCTACAGCCAACCTTGCAGAAAAGCAGCTAGGGTTCATTAAGGGTATCCTAGCTTCTGACACATACCGTCGGTACTGGCCGGATCACGTTAATCCTGAAGATGGCAAGCGTGCCCGCTGGAGTAACTCGGAGATCATGCTCGATCACCCACTCCGCAAAGCAGAGAACGTACGTGACCCCTCGATTTTCACTGGGGGATTAACGACCTCGTTGACCGGGTTACACTGTGACATCGCAGTCCTGGACGACATCGTGGTAGCTGAGAATGCACTGACCGCTGAAGGGCGGGATAAGGTAGCTTCCCAATACTCTCTCCTAGCCTCTATCGAGGGCGCTGACGCGCAGGAATGGGTTGTGGGTACTCGATACCACGGCAGTGATCTCTACCAGTCTCTGATGGAGATGAGGGAGACTCTGTACGACGGGGAAGGCAACATTGTGGGTGAGGATGAGATCTATGAGATCTTTGAGCGCCCAGTAGAGAACGTAGGGGATGGAACTGGTGAGTTTCTGTGGCCCCGACAACAACGGAAAGACGGTAAGTACTTCGGCTTCAACCAGCAGGTTCTGTCTCAGAAGCGTGGTAAGTACTTGGACAAGGCGCAGTTTAGGGCTCAGTATTACAACGACCCTACGGACCCTGACAACGTACCCGTCCCCCGTGAACAAATACAATACTACGACAGGAAGTTTCTTACCTTCGATAACGGTTACCTAACTTACAAGGGTAGCCGACTAAATGTATTTGCAGCAATTGACTTCGCATTCAGCTTGAAGTCAGCAGCAGACTACACCGCATTAGTAACCATTGGTGTAGATGCAGAGAACAATGTTTACGTTCTCGATATTGATCGCTTCAAAACAGACAGGATCTCCGAGTACTTCGACCACATCCTGGACGCACAGAACAAGTGGCAGTTCAGAAAGATGAGGGCAGAAGTCACGGTAGCCCAGGTAGCCATCGTTAAGCAGCTAAAGGACTTGATCCGGCAGCATGGCTTGGCACTGTCTATCGACGAGTATCGCCCTAACAAACAACAGGGTAATAAACAGGAACGCATCAGTTCGATCCTGGAGCCTCGCTACGATAACATGCAGATATGGCACTACAGGGGTGGTAACATCCAATACCTCGAAGAGGAACTAGCCTCAAGAAACCCGCCACACGATGACGTTAAGGACGCTCTAGCGACCGCTGTAGACATGGCCGTAAGACCTACTAGCTCTGCAACACGCCGCAAGAAGTCGAACATCGTATGGGCCAACCAA